TCGAAAATAGGAATTTGCAATGATAAAGAGTCATTCTATGGTTGTAAGTCTCTGGAATATTGTTTCGATCTTCTTGATGACAATCCTGAGGCGAAGTACTGCGAGTTTGTGAGGAATAAAAACTCTCATATTGTAGCGAGTAGTATTGAAGCAGAGGATTTCTTAAATGAAAAAACTGAATTAAGAAGTCTTAAGCGTATTCCCATTACTGTTAATAAGGAAGACTGTTACGGTTTTGAAATACGTTATAATCTAGTTGGTAGTGAATCAGAAGTTCGTGAACAACATGTAAATTTTCTGAAGCGATTAGAAAAACTTAAAGTAGCTGATTGGCAGGGAGAAATCTACTGCCGTCTCGTAGATGATATTTATCATCTTAAAATTAATCTGGTAGGTCTGACCACGACTATTCAAGGTTTACCACGTAAATTTATACAACGAGAGCTTAAAGATTTAAATTCTATTGCTGAAGATGTTAAAGGACTTAAGAAAATAACTGAGGTTACAACAACTGAAATCTTTGATCACCATGGAGCTGATGAATCTATGACTTTAATGAATTCTTTGGTTGAAAGACATCAAGTCTTTATGTCTATTGCAGATATGACTGATGTTGATTCAGCAGAAGTCAGACGTATGACGTTTGGAATCGGTCATTTGGATGTGATCATTTTCAACGCACATGTCTATGAAGTCGGAGAATATGTTAGATTTTGGCGATGGGGCAATCGTAAAACGTTGCAAGGATATCAGATTTGTTACGTCGAATCTACAGATTTAGTTAGAGATATTGGATTTGCTCGTATCATAAATAAAGATAGGTTCAAGTCCGTCTTAATGTCGAAAGGCATAAGAAGTCAATGTAGCATGATGGCTTCTATGGTCGATAGGTTTAGGTCTATTGAGCCATATCTTTGTGATGAAAAGAATTGGAGAGATATAACGGATGACCAATCTTGTTTATGTTTTCTACCTTCTGCTTCATCTCTCGCTATTGGGCGTGTGTCTATTGAAGGCATAAAAACAAAGTTCATAAGGACCAAGGATTCTATAACATCGCAGTTAACAGAATTCGTTAAAATATCCCAATTGAACATGAGCGTCTCATTGGCCCGAAAAGGAGATTGTGGAGGGTTAATTCTTTCATATAAAGACCGATATCAATCAAAAATAATCGGATTTCATTGTGGTGGTACAATTTCGAATTGGTACGCCGCGATCCTTCGTAAAGAAGATATTCGGTTGTTCACCCGACATGGAGCAGAAGAAGATTCTTTCCGCAAATTGATAGTTGATGGATTACCAACAGATTTACCTTTTGGACCACAATGCACATTTCTAGGGAAGTACAAATTCAAAACTAAACCTGCCGGGGATAAGTCTTTAGCTCATTGGAACTATAGTCCTTTTTACAAACAGTTCGAAGAACAACTTCAACCTGGACCTCTCGATGGTAATGATTCGAGAATAAAGATCGAAGTTCCAAAAAATGGACTAGGTGAAAAGAGCTTATTACTCATACCTAACAGTGTGATGTGTGCTGAACTCCCTCCAATGGATAAAGATATTCTTGCTATTTGTGTGGAACATCTTACTATTGAAATGGTCAACAAAATTGGTCATATAAAGAAAACTCCATCCGATATGGAAGCTCTTCTCGAACTCGGCTTAAATGGCGATCGAGAAAACTCTTTCTGCA